AATCGCCAGTCACTTAAGATGAAATCTAAGAGCGTTCTGGATGAACTTCTGAAGGTCGAGGCTGATATGTATAAAGGAGATCCCAGCGGAGAGATGACTGATCAATACTTAGACGCAGGGCAATTGATGATTACCTTCTTTAAATTAGGTATTGAAATGGCTGACATGAACCAGGTAAAATCCGAAGGGCTTAATACTCAGCTAAATATATTATTTAAAAATTATGGTATAAATTTGGATACTAATTTTTAAATCTATAAACTTTGCCTAACCAAACGAATTAACAATGAATAGTAGCGCTGAACAAGTGGTCAAACCTGATCACTATCAAGGAAAGGGAGGACTCCAGGCTATCGATGTGATCGAGGCTTTCGGTCTTGGGTTCTCCCTAGGTAACGTAATCAAGTACGTCCTAAGAGCTGGCAAGAAAGAAGACCGTCTCCAGGATCTAGAGAAAGCGATGGAGTATCTGAAATTCGAAATCGAGAACACTAAGAAGATAGTCAAGGAAGTGGAAGAGTATATCGCCAATCTCCCAGACGATTTATAGTGAAGACAAGAAATCAGATTATCGAGGAGCTTTACTTATCTAAGGATATCAGCCAGGCCATTCGTAAGATGCAACCGGCTGAACTTCGCGACGATCTTAGGCAAGAGATGTTTATCTCCTTATGCACTCTAAGCGAAGAGAAGTTTTGGAACCTTTACGAAAACAATGCTTTGAAATACTACCTAGTCCGGGCCATGCTAAACATGATCCGAAGTACTGGAATGAATCAGCCTTTCTTTCGTAACTTTAGAGCTAAGTTTGAAGCCATCGAGCAGATGACTAACCTAGAAGATCAGATCGATAATTCAAAGGATGAAAGGGAAGTCTTATTTAATTCAATGGAGGAGCGCAGGCGCGAACTATGCTGGTATGAGAATACACTGCTAGATCAATACGTCGAATGTAACTTCAATCAAATGGAGCTACACCGAAAGACTCGGATACCTTATCCTTCGATTGTCAAGACTATCGCCTTAATCAAAAAGAAACTTAAAGATGAACACTAAGAAGCCGGAAGAGTTCGCCAGGGATCTGTTTAATAACTGCCTATATTTTACCGGCGGTAAGATGATGGCTAGAGAGTGCGCTCTGTATATCTGTTCAAAGTTTATTGAATACCATCAAAGGATGGACGATAAATGCTATCACTTGGAAGTTCAAGAAGCCCTACATAAAATCGAGATAATATGATACAACTATTAGCGTCTGTGGCCTTTGTCACATTCTTTCAAATGAATAATTTACCCTATGGTTTAGGGCTTAACTTCAAGCCATTTAACTGCGCGCCTTGCCTAGGTTTCTGGGTGGCTCTAGGTTTAATGTTTGCGCCTGAGTTACTATCGACAATCCTTGCAGCCTCATTCGGCGCTGGAGTTTTATCTGCAATTATAGAAAGACTATTAGTGAAATTACTTAAAAATCTATGACAATTCACGATATAAAATTCATCCAGGATAATATAATTAACTTCGAGACCGTGGCTCTAGGCTTCACTAGGAATATGGAGCATTCAGTCTTGAACGAATATAGCGAAATCTATAAGCGGTCCTTAGATCCTAGCTTCCAGCTAAACGCCTGGTGTGGCGCTTGCCTATTTGATATGCTTGTAAGATTAAAGAATCACTACGAGAATGTAATATCAGTACAACCAACCAACGAACCTAATGAGCAAATCGAAGTTAAGAATCCTCGCGGTAGGAAGTCAAAGTAGCGGAGTCACTTATCACAGACTAGCGCTTCCTTTGTCGATCATGGAGAAGGAATACTGCCTGATAACTGATACAATCACAGAGGAGTTATTGAAAGAAAAGAACTTTAATGTGGTGGTCATTAATCGATTCCTTGAATCTGTACCACTGCTTCAGCTCCTGCAATGGCGAGCTAAGTTTGGTTTTAAATTGGTGGTAGACATCGATGACTACTGGACTCTGTTTGATAAGCACCTAAGCGCTGGCACCTACAAGAAGCTAGGCATTACTAGAATCATTCGAGACTATATCAAGTACGCTGATCTAGTTACAACGACTCACAATCGCCTCCGCTTAGAGATAATACAATTAAATAAAAACTGCGAGATCCTGCCTAATGGATTACCTTTTGACAAGGATCAATTTACAACGGTCCGCAAAGTTAATGATCGAGTTACTATCGCTCATACTGGATCCATCACACACTATCCAGACATTCAGCAATTAAAGAAACCAATCGAAGAGCTGGCAAAGTCTAGGGTATTTAGAGAGAATACTAGGATGCTTCTATGTGGATGGAATAAGTTTAATAAGTGGCACTGGGAAAGGATGGGAAATATCTACACTGCAAACGAGAAGCTAGACTACAAGATCCTTGAATCTATGCCAGTGGATTTATACATGAACTTTTACCTGGAAGCAGATATGCTTTTGGTTCCCTTATTGGATAACAAATTTAACAGATTAAAGTCAAACCTTAAAGCACTAGAAGCAGGGGCTAAGAATATACCTATCATGGCTTACAACCGGGCGCCATACGATGACATTCCTACGATCTTCCAGGTAGATAACTGGGAGCGCGACATTAAGCGAATGGCATTCAGTAAGCAGATGAGAGAGGATTTCGGAAATAGAAATGGGGAATATGTTAGGGAAAATTATGACATCTTCAAAATTAACGAAGGGCGTTTTGCTACTTACTCCAAACTAATAGACTAAAAATATGCCGGTACAATTGTGCAATAACGGAAAATATAGAATCGGTCAAGGTGCTTGCATCTATGACACTGAAGAGAAAGCGACTGAAGTCTATCAGGCTATCTTAGCCGGGGGCAAGTTTGCAGAATCCTACACTGACTACCCAGAGGAGGCAGTTAATAACGCCAAGAGGGCGCTAGCTTATGCTGATAAAAACGGCTGGGGATCTTGTGGCACTCCAGTGGGTAAGGCAAGGGCTAATCAATTAGCAAACAAGGAGCCGATCTCCAGAGATACTATCGCTAGAATGGCAAGCTTTAAAAGACAACAGCAAAATAAAGACGTTCCTTATGGCAAAGGATGTGGCGGTTTAATGTGGGATGCTTGGGGCGGAGATGCTGGGGTAGAATGGGCGATAAGAAAATTAGAACATATAGATAATGCAAGCAACTGATAAGGAATTTTTTGATCATGAGATTGAGGCTGGAATAACGCCAGAGAATCCAGACTATTGGAATCTAATGAAAGCGACTGCTTCTATTATTGAAGAGTACGATCCTAAGAGCGTCATCGAGATCGGGGCAGGAATGGGAACTCTAGGCGAATGCTTATCTCAGCTGAAGATAAACTATTACGGCATCGAGCCTAATAAGTATCACAGAGACTTTGCTAAAAAAAGAGGAGTAAAATTAAACGGACTTAAGAATTATCCGAATCAATGTGATCTAATTGTAACTATAGAGGTGCTAGAGCATCTAACAGATGAGCAGATTAATGACTATTTAGAGAGCATCGATGCTAAATACTTGCTACTTTCTTCGACTCCTTACACTACAACTCCAGAGTTTGACGCCTGGTGGGGCCATATTAATCTAAAATCTGTTGATCAGTGGATTGATTTTATGGCTGAATACGGATATAACCTTGAACGACGCTTAACAATACCCACAGACTGGTCATTATTATTCAAGAAATGAAAGAGAACGCACCAAAAAGAGTAAATAAAAAAGGGGATTCTGTCAGAGATGGAGACTTAATCCTTCAGTGGGCTAATAAATATATCGACTATTGTCTGGAATGCACTAAGGAAGTGGCTACCGGGGCAGGAGTTAGGGTAATTAGAGAGCGCCATCTTCCGACTATTAGCTATTTTTTATTGATCTGGCTACCAAGACAAGGCACTTCTTTTTATAAGCGCTCTAATTGGTACAATATAATTGGTAATTCAGAGCATCCTTTACACAAGGAGGTCAAAGAGATAGACGAAATCTTTCGCGCTCTAGCGGCTGATATTGTGGCCAACGAGGGAAAGGGTATCTTCTACGCTAAGAATCTCTTAGGATGGACAGACCGAGCTAAGACAGAAGAGAAACAAGAAGTAATCATAAGCTTTGCAAACGAAAATAATCCTTCCTAAGCCACACCCTAACCAGGCGAAAGTTCTAAACTCAAAGGCTAGATTTAAAGTTTTAATGTCAGGCAGACGCTGGGGTAAATCCTTAATCTGCCAGGTCATCACTTGCTTGGAATCTATGCAAGGCAAACGCGTCGCGTACATCACTCCGACTTATCTATTAGCTAAGGCGTTCTTCGATGAGCTTGCCTTATTGATGCCGGCTAATGTGGCGATCCCTAACCGGTCTGATCTAACCTTTAAGCTAATCACTGGAGGATCTATTAGATTCTTTACCGGCGAGCGCCTAGATAATCTCAGGGGCTTAAAATTTCACTATGTAATTATTGATGAGGCTTCTTTTATTCCTGATTTAGAATCAGGCTGGAATAATGCAATACGTCCAACGCTTACAGACTACCAAGGGAAGGCGATATTTCTATCGACTCCTAAAGGCAAAAACTTCTTTTATTCTTTGTACCTTAAAGGCGTCCATCCTTCCGGGGAATGGGAATCGTTTAAGTATAGTTCATACGATAATCCTTACATCGCAGATGAAGAGATCGATAGCGCAAGGATGGCACTGCCAGAGGTAGTTTTTGAACAAGAATACATGGCTAACCCGGCAGAGAACAGCGCGAATCCTTTTGGATCACAGTCACTTTCTAAGTGCGTCTCTGCAATGTCTGATCAGCCGGTGCGCGTCTTTGGAATTGACCTTGCAAAGTATAGTGACTGGACTGTTATCATTGGACTAGATGCTTCTGGGAATGTGGCTTACTTTGAGCGCTTTCAAAATGACTGGGCAAGCACACAGAATAAAATCAGAATGCTTCCAAAGGTTCCCATGTTAATAGATAGCACTGGCGTAGGGGATCCGGTAGTCGAGCAACTCCAGCGCGAAGGGCTAGCAATAGAAGGATTTAAGTTTACATCTGTAAGCAAGCAGGAATTAATGCTAGGCTTGCAGGTGGCAATCCATCAAGAGAAACTACACTACCCTCCGGGCATGATCCAGGAGGAGCTAGAAATCTTTGAATACCAATATAGTGCCAATGGAGTTAAGTACTCTGCTCCTAGCGGATTTCATGACGACTGCGTAATGGCTTTAGCTTTAGCCTGGCGTAAGCTAGACTTTAAGGCAGGGACCGGTAAATACAATTTTGTTTAAATGCTATTTAATAACGATATGACTTGGAAAGATGTAACTGTATGGCAGTGGATACAGCTCCAGAATCTCCTTCAAAAAACAGAAGGACTTACAGAGCTTGATATTGCTGTGAAATCTTTGGCTATCCTAACTAACCAGACGGAAAACCAAATAGATTCTTTATCTGTAAAGGATCTAAATAAGCAATTATTAAAAATAAAGTTTATTACTAACACGCTCCCAGAGCCTAAGCCGGTAGACTTTATAATTACGCCTCGAAGAAAGTATCGATGCATCTACGACGTTAGAAATATCCCTTATGCTAGATACTTAGAAACTAAGTTTTTCGGTAGCGATGTGGCGATGAACATACACAAGATAGGGGCTTCAATGGTTATGCCTATGAAGCGTACCTGGAGAGGCTGGAAGGTGGCGAAGTATGATTCAGCAAAGCATGAAGAGTACGCAGAGGATTTACTAGAAGCACCTTTCGAGCAGGTTTATGGCTCAATGGTTTTTTTTTGTCAAGTATTCAGCGACTCGATAAGGAATTTGTCGGGCTATTTCAAGACGGAATCGATGAAAGCAGGGATGACGGAAGAGGAGGCTCAGGTAATGGCTCAGGGTTTATGCGACGCTTTGGATGGATATACCAGGCTACTATCATCGCAGATCACGAAAGGATAAAGCTAGAGGATGTATACGAACTGACTACACTGCAAGCCTTAAATGATCTGTCTTATTTAAAGAGTAAAAACGCTTACGATAGCGAACAAATAAAGAAAGCGTATGGCAAGCATTAGTCAAGCCCAGGCTAGTTTAGGATCTGATTTTACAGCTGGAGGTATCAGCAAAGGGGGAGAGGTCGCTTTAAATGCTGTCGAGTCTATTATGACTAAGGCAGCTTTTGAGTTTATACAACTGGCTAAAAAACGACTAACACAAAGAGGTAAGATTGACACTGGTAATCTTTCTGATATTGTGGTAACTGCTGTAAAGCAAACCGGAACTAAATACTCTTTGACAATCGGATACGATAAAAGTAATCCGGCGTCACAGTATTACGATTTCAATGATAAAGGTGTTAAGGGGATTGGAGGATTTAAAGGCCAGCTTCCTAGGGGATTTCATGATCCCACAAATAGTCCGTATAGCTTTAAGAATCTTCGCTTATCAAGTGGCTTTATAGACTCGATTACTAGGTGGTATTTGCGCCATAAGCAATATATCCGTAACGAGGACCAAAGAAAGAATTTAAGTGGCTTACAACGCAAAAGAAAAACACTTGGAGCGGTGGTAAGTGAAACCGAAAAGATTAGAAACCTAGCAATAGCTACGGCTAGAAACATAAAACGAAAAGGTATTTCAAGAACTGGATTCTTTGAGGATAATATCGAGGAGGCTTTCGGTCAAGACTTCCAGATTAAACTAGCTCAGGCGCTAGGTCAAGACGTAGCATTAAGTATTAAACAAACATTTAAATAATGGCGATCACAATTAACAGCATTCCTGCAAGTTATACTTCAGCTCATGACGCGCTTTGGCACGTCGTAACTTCTAATAATGTAGGATCAACTAATTTCAAATATGTATTTGATGTACTCATTAACGGAGCAACCGTCGCAAGCTTCAAAGTCTATCCAGATCCTAACAATCTGGGGATCATCGATTTCGGGCCTATTGTCAGAAACTACTTTGCAATGCAACTTGTCGAGGACGGCTCAGGATTTGTCCGCAATGCAAGCAACTTCTTATCTGTCGATTACCAGATCCGTTATGGAGAAGAGTATAACGGAGTAACTTTCCCGAATTTAACTTCAGCAACTTACAAGGGCTGGAACTTCTCTTTAGATCCATTCCGTAATCCTATTACAACTTATTCAAATAAGTTCTTGACATCAAGGGATCGCAGCGATGCAAAGGTAATTTCTGGGGAATCATTCTTGATTACTTACTTTAATTCAGACTTAGCTAACTCGCTAACTGCGACAGTACAGAATCTAAACGAGGACGGATCAAATAACGGAAGCGCATCGACTGGAACTAATTTTATAGGCTCCGCAGTTATTAGCGTTCTTTTAGATCTATCTCCGACTTCGATAAATTCTTACCTTGGAATAACTAAGGTAACGGCTAGCACTTATGCTTACAGAGTATCGATAGGAGCTGACTCAATAGTTATTACCCAAACCTGCGCGCAAAGATTTACGCCGGTTCAGATAGTATTCCAGAATCAATACGGAGGATACGATCAATTCGCATTTAGATTATTATCTAAGCAATCCAGAAAGATGGATCGCAAAACTTACACACGCGCAGGCTATGAAATTAACGTCGAAACAAAAACGATGGATTTTAAAAATTCGTCTAATGTCTTTTATGGTGGCACAAGAAGCTTCACAACTGGTATCGATTATTCTTACCTTGTAATAAGTGACTATTTGACGCTAGCAGATTACACTCTGGGAGCTGAATTGATTGCATCTAATGAGATATATTTTAAGTTAGATGGAAACTATTACCCGATAGTATTTACTGCGACTACATGGCAGGAAAAAGTCCAAACATCAGACAAGATTTTTAACTATGAATTAAATTTTGATTTAGGAATCAAACAGTTTAGCCAGTTTAAATAATGATAACAGAGATACTTGTAGAAAACAGCCGGCTCGATATTTTTGAAGATATTGGATTGGAATTAAACCTGGCAATAGATGACATTAAAGACTTTAGCTCTCGAAATACGACGTATTCGAAAACGATTACAGTTCCAGGGAACGCTAATAATAATAAAATCTTTGGGCATATTTATAGCCTTGCTAGCTCTAATAATTACGGCGTTAATAACGATAGCCCTAGCGTCGGTTACAATTTCGATCCGACTAAGCAAACGAATGCGAAGATATTTGTAAACAAGATTCAGGTATTTAAGGGAGTTCTACGCTTGCTTGAGATTAAGATTATCAATGGCCAGATAGAATATGAATGCGCAGTCTTTGGAGAGCTAGGTGGCTTTGCCTCCGCTATTGCAAACAAGACGCTTGAGGATCAGCAATTTTCAAACTACTTTCAGCAATATAACCAGGCTTGGAATGATACGAATATCGTAAATTCTTGGGATGCTTCAGGTACTGGCATTGCTTTCCCTTTAATTGACTACGGACTTTGTAAGCATCCATCTACCGGAAGTGGTAATGACTATCACATGGATGCCTTTAGGCCGGCTTTCTTTTTGCATGAGATGCTAGATAAGATAATAGACTATTCTGGCTACACTTATACAAGTGATTTCTTTAATACTAATTTTTTTAGAAGCTTAATTATCCCGAATAACTTTGCAAACTTAGAGCAGGTAGTTTCTAATCTCTTAGATGCTCAGTCTACAAATGTGACTATTGTAGGAACAGATGAGCTTCTTACTTTTAACTCTTCGACTCTTAATCAGTTCACGGTAACTGGTAGTAATACCTTTACCTTTACCGGTACATCTGGCACACTTGGAGTCTTTAGCCTGGTAGGTTATGGAACTATTGCAGCCACTTCGTCAGTCAATGTGGTAGTTTATCAAAATGCCACTGTAATAGGATCCTACACTCTAGGAGCTAACAATAACCAGCCGACATACTTTGCGTTTAATCAATTAATTAACGCGACATTAGCTAACGGAGATACTTTTAAAATTCAAATTATTAATGCTACCGGCGGAAGCCCAGCGTTTACGTTCACATCCGATTTATTAAATTTTGATTTTAACTCTGAAAGCTTAATTCCACTCCAGGCAACTTTTGGAGGCACTCTTAATATGCCTGACTTATTACCTAAAGGCATCCTCCAAAAAGATTTATTTATCTCAATTTGTAGGATGTTTAACCTTTATGTCTATGAAGATAGATCAAAAGATAAGCACATAATGATTGAGCCTTTTATTGACTTCTATCAAATAGGCGGAGGATTTATTAAGCTAGACGATTTTGGAGACTTATTACTTCATGGAGAGCCAGGCGATAGCACTGGCTTGGTCCTATTAGAAGATCCGGTTTCTAACGCAATAGACTGGAGCGACAAAGTAGACTACTCGCAGGAGGTAAGCATTAAGCCTATGAGCGAATTAAATGCGCGCTTCTATGACTTCCAATATACAGAGGACGATGACTTCTATAACGATGGATATAACAAGAAGTATTCTGAAAGTTATGGAGATCGCAAAGAGGACACTGGTTTTCAGTTCACTCAGGACAGAACTAATATAGATATTATCTTTAGCCCTTCTGTATTAGTTAAAAGATTTGGAGACGATAAATTAGCAGCGTCTATTTTAGATAAGTCTGATCAAGTCGAAGAAAGAAGAGATAGTAATATCCGTATTATGCAATTCAAGAAAGTGACTGGAGTTACATCTTACAGATTAAAACAACCTAGCGCGCAAGGTAACGCCAACGTAGGACCGGCACTTACTGCTTATGGATTTGCCGGACACTTAGATCATCCAACGGCTCCGACAACTGATATAAATTTCGGAGTCCCTAAAGAGTTATTATTTAGCCTATCTGTTCAATATCCTAGCGCGAATCTATTTACTGCTTTCTGGGGAGATTATTTGGCTGAGATTATTGCTAAGGATAGCAAGCTCCTATCTTGCTATTTATACTTAGATCTGCAAGACATCTACTCGCTAGACTTTGCTAAACTGATCTTAATTGATGGGGCGCTTTTTAGATTAAACAAGGTAAACGACTTTAATCCTAGCGTTCCAAAAACGACACAAGTAGAATTACTCAGAGTAATTGAATTAACATACGCATAATGGCAGTAAACGAAACAGTAGGGATTAATCTAGTAGCTGACACAAAGAGTCTGAGAGGACAACTTAGGGAGGCGGTACAAGAATTAGCGGCATTACAAAATAAAGCCGGGGCAACCGGTGCAGAAATTGGAGCTGCTGCTAAAAGAGCCGCAGAGCTAAAGGATAGAATTGGAGACGCTAAAGATACTATTGCAGCCTTTGATCCGGATGCTAAATTTAAGGCGTTTGGTCAATCTATCCAGGGAGTAGCTGGAGCGTTTGCTGCAACTCAGGGAGCGCTTGCGTTAGTAGGCGTAGAATCTGCTGAGGTAGAAAAGCAATTATTAAAAGTTCAGGGTGCTTTAGCCCTATCTGAAGGACTTAATACGGTCCTTGCCTCTATTGATGGCTTTAAAAACTTAGGGCTTGTAATCAAAACTAATGTAATCGCTGCCTTTACTAGCCTAAAAGCGGCTGCGATTGCTACGTTTACAACGATTAGAGGCGCACTTATTGCCACTGGTGTGGGTGCTTTTGCCATTGCTTTAGGTTTAATTATAGCAAACTTTGATGCAATTAAAGAAGCTGTACTAAAAGCCATTCCAGGATTAGCTGATTTCGGTAAAATTGTAGGCAATTTAGTTAATAAAGTAACTGACTTTGTAGGGATTACAAACGAAGCAGA